CCATTATAAGAATGATCACCATAAGTTTCTTCTACAGCAACATAAGCAGCATTATTATTTGTACAAAATGATCTTAAGCTTACGTTATCAAATTTTCTATATAATTTAAAATCATATGATATATCAATTAATTTTTGGAAATGATGTTGTGGTGCTTCAAATCTAACTCCTATTTGTACTGGTTTTGGTTCTGTTGGTAATTCATATTTTTCAGCTAATTGTTTTCCAAAATCAATTCCTGATTTACCTACACCAAAAATAAGTCTATCATAATTAAATTGTGAAATATCTGTATAAACTTCTTGTTTATCAAAATCAATATTGGTTACTTTTTCTTTCCATCTAAAATTAACCCCATTATCTGTTAAATATGTATACCAATTTTTACCTATTTCGTGTAAATAATCAGTTCCTATATGCCATACAGGAAATAACCGTAAACCAAAATAGGGTTTAATAAAATCTGGTTCAGCTACTGGATGTGAACATTGGATTACTTCAGGTTTAGGATGAAACCTTCTAAAATTATCAATAACTTGATCCATTAATTCCATAGCTTTTTCATCACCACAATATTTAGACATATGGCCCCCTATAGATGTGTGATAAGTTAATTTACCATCTGACCATCCACCAGCACCCATAAAACCTGTCATTACTTCTTCAGGTTTACGGTTAAAAGGATCATTACCCATATCAATTATAGTAATGTTACCTTTATAATTGTTATCAACTAATTTTGTAGCCGCATTTACTCCTGCAACTCCTGCTCCTATGATTATTAAATTTTCATTCATTTTTATGATAGTAATTATATGCTTCTAATATTGATTGAAGCTGTTTCATTTTTATTTTTGTGACTATTGACCCTTCTAATATAGACAAATATTTACTTGATTTTATTTTTTCATAGTCTTTTTTAGCTTCTTCATAATATCGAATTAATAATTCTAAAAATTCCTTATTTTGTTCAGGTCTAATCATAATATGTTATTATACAAAAAAAAGAACTGTAGACCAAATGAGGCCACAGCTCCCTTAAATTTATTTAATCGTTCGGCTATGAATCGAACTATATATTTTTAGCTAAATAGATTAACTAATTGTTCTAATGCTTCATCAGGAAAATCTTCTGTATTTAGTTCTTCTGTTTCTTCTATTTTGTCTTTTCCTTTTTTAACTTTTTTAAATATTTTAGCAACTTTTTTTAGTTGACTACCTATCCATAATGTAGCTACTATTTTAACAATAATAGAAGGTAAACTACTACCTATTATCCCTAATGACATTTTACCTATAAGAGGGAATACTATTGACCCTAATGCCGTCCATCCTAAAAGACTTTTATTTCTTTTAGCCCATTCTAATATTTCTTTTTGTTTTTGTTTTCTTTTTTCAGGAGGATATTCTTCTTTTAATTTTTGAAAAAGTTCATCAAGAGCATTTTTTGCAGCTTTTACTCCTTCTTCTCCTTGCTTTTGTGCTTCTATTTTTAATTTTTCAGCTTTCGATTTATCTAAATTATCCCACCAATCATCTAAATTATCAAATAGTTTAATTAAACCGCTAGGTTTTTTTTCTTCATTAACTTCTTTAATAATTTCTCTAATTATATTTCTTAAAGCTTCTTTTTTCATTATATAGTTGTTAGAGTATTATTTATAACTTCTGAAAGGTTTTCTGTTGTAGCACCTTGTTGTTGTTTTCTTTTTATATACCATAAAGTAACAGCTACAGCTAATAAAAGGACAGCTGCTGTGCCCCAAGCTCCAGGTGAACCATATTTCCATGAAGCAGAAACAGTTTCTGCTGAACCTCCAAAGAAATTATTAATACCTACTCCTGTGTTTACAATCCAATTTTTTACTCCATCTATTTTTGTAGGGGCTCCTAAACCAAACTTTGAAATCATAGCACTTACACCTCCTGATAAAGCTCCTAATAATCCTGTTATTTTAGAGAGTTTTCCTGCAAGATCTCCTTTGTTTTCATCTATTTGGGATTCTTTAACTTCTGGTTCTTCTGCATCTGCTGTCATACTTAAAAAATCCTTTAATTCATCTCTTAATTGTTCTAAAGTTTGTGTATCTTTTTCTAATGATTGTGGGTTTATTTTAGCTAATTCAGCATTAACTTCAGCTTCATCACCTACAGTTTTACCTACTATATCTTTAGATACATTTTTAATAGTTTGTAATGCATCTTTACCCATATCTTTTACTTTACTAAGAAGACCTTCTAAGGCGTTTTCATTTAATGTTTCAATTTCATATAGAGGTCTTATACCAGCTAATTGTTGAAATCTTTCGTTTAATAAGGTTTTTTTCATTTTTTATTTCTTTTTTCAAGTGACCTACCACCAAAATAAGCACCAATTACTGTAATTAATACAAGTTGAAGCAAATCTGTCCATTTTTCTTCGACAGTAAATTGGATTGTTCCTGCATCAATAAATATCATTAAAACCGTAGAAACAACTAAAAATATAAGAGTCATTGGTCTTACATTTTTACTTAACCAGCTATCAGAATTCATATCTGCCGTCCAACGGTCAGTTATATTCTTTTCCATTTCAGCCTCATGGCTTAAAATAACTTCTTTTAGTTTTCTTTTTGCTTCTAATTTTTCTTCATCTGTGGTTATTACATTATCTAACACACCTCCTACCGATTCAACTAGTTTACTAGCTCCTCCGGAAAATAATTTGTTTAACACTCCCATAACGTTTTTTGTTTTTTATTTAATTAAAATATTTAGCTTTTCTAAATACATCGCCGAAGTCTTTAGCTCTTAAACTCATAAGGGCTAATATATCTCCGTCTGTTTTATCATTTATTTTATTAGGTAACCCAAATTTACCATTTGTTCTATCTTTTATAAAATTATCAAATGTTTCTTTTTTTCCTTCATTTCCTGGTTCATTAAGAACTTGAAGTATTATTTTACCTCTAGTTACTAAAGCATCTTCTTCATCTAAAATTCCTGGAGGTCTACCTGTTTTAGTAAATCTACTTTTAGCTACGTTTAATCCTTTAGTTAAATTAGTAGCACTACCATAAGCATTAGCTCCTACTTCTTGTAATACTTCTTTTATACTTTCTTTTACTAGGTTATAAATATCTGATTTTTTCATATTTTCTTCAAATTTTGCAAATCGAGTTCTATTAGGATTAATAGAAACAGGTTCTCTTTTATAATGACCTCCTTCACCCCCATGAACATTTTTATTAGTATAATTTTCTATTTCGTCTTCATCATCAGCAAAAGGTCTAGGAGAAGGTATATCATTACCATCAGTACTATTACCCCCACTAGCTCCTGTACCTGTGTATTCTTGTACACCATTTTTATAATTGTCTTCAAAATCTCGAAGTAATAAGTTTCCTTTTAAATATGCTTCCATTTCCATCTTTCTCATATGATCATCATCTTGGGCATAAGTTGGAGATGAGGCATCTCCTTTCATTAAATCTCCTCTTTCATTTTGGTGGTGGTGTACTAATTCATGAGCAAAAGATCTTAAAATATCTTTAGGATGTCTATTAGTTACATAAAGTACAATAGATTCATCTGATGGATCATAATATGCTGTTCTACCAAATAATTTTTCAGAATTTTCTTCATCATTACGCATATGTAAAGAGGGAGCATTTTGGATATTAAATTTATCCACTGCTGATTTAAAAATTTCTTCTATTGCTTCTTTAAATTCCATTATGCTTCGGGTTCTTCAGCTGGTTCTTCAGCTGGTTCTTCTGCAGGTGTTTCCCCTGCTGTATCTTCTCCTCCTGCTTCTTCATCACCTGTTGATTTTGAAATAGGTTTAGTTTGAAGGTCATTTAAAGCATTTAATGCTAAAGAATTTTGTTCTCTGTCTAAAAGATCATATTCTTTACCATTAATTGTAGCTATACCAAATCCATAACCATCACCTATATCACTAATTGTAAATGATTGACCATTATTTATATATACTTTATAAGAAGGTATTACTGATTTTATAGCTTGAACATTATTTATATGAGTAGCTCTCATACTTAAATAATCAAATAAAGCAGTTTTAGCGTCATTAGGTAAAGGTACTTTTACCATTTGACCTTCTTTTAAGATCCTAAATTGTTTTCTTATATATTTTCTAAGAGTTTCCATTTTATTATGTCTTATCACCAATTGATGCCCCACTTGAACTTATAGGTGCAAAATTACCATCTGTATATGCTAAAACAGGATTACTATTAGGTTCTACTGTAAAAGAAAGAATGTGTGGTGTTCCTAATAATACTTCTGATACGCCTAAAGACATTGATGATGTTATTTCTGAAGTTAATTTGAAATTTTCTGAGCCTGATTTAGGGGTATGTATTCCTAAATATTCTCCAAATTGTATATTAGTAAGTATAGATCCGGATCCTATAATTTTGGTAAAGCTACCTGTGTATTCCGCTGCTGTTGCTTGATCCACCCCTAAACGGTAACAATGAGTTGAATTTTTATTTGACATAATTTTTATTTTTTAATGTTTTTTGCAATTGTTTTTCTTTTATTTTTTAAATAACTGTCTGTTTTATCAACTTTACCATCGTTATTGATATCGTCGTCTTCTTGTCCTACTGGGTCTAACTTTTCATTAGTTAAACCTGAGGCTAATTGTTTTTCTTCTCCTTGAACTACTCCGGCACCTTCTGGGTTATTTACCATTTTAGTAGCTGAGTTTTTAAATTCTTTTTCACTCATTTCTAATTCTAACTTCAATTTTTTATATCCTTCATATTGTCTTCTAGCAGTAGAAACAAAAGATTCGGGGACTTGAGTTCCTCTTGAAGCATAATCTTGGATTATTTCTTCATTTGTTTTTCCTTTATCAAAATCTTCAAAAAACTTTTTCATAGCACCTTCCATAAGAGTAGCTCTTTTCTTATATTTGTCTATATGTTCCATTAAACTATCCTGACCTCTTACTGCTTCATAATCTAAATAATGGAATACTGCTGACATCATACTAGATGCTTTTGTTACTTTAGCTTGTACCCAAGCTGGTAATTGTGCCCCATCATCTAACATCATAGATAATTTATCTACATATGTTTTCATTTTATACATTTGTGATTTTGCCATTTTTCCTTCATGGTCCATATCATCTTCTTCTAATTCAACAGTACCTCCTGCTTTTAGTTCTTTTTCTATATCCATTTTAGCATCAGATGATAAAGTTCCAAATCTTGGATCTTTTTTAATCCCTTGTACAGCATCTATACCAGCATATGTTTTAGTATCTACTTCTTGTATGTTAGTTTTTTTCATCTTTTAATTGTTTTTTTAAAAATTTTAATCTTTCTTCAGAATTATTTTTTATTTCTTTAGTAAGTTTTTGTTTATCTAAACCGCCAACCCATCTTTCTACCACGCCATCTTCAGAAACATATGTGTTATTAGATGCATTAACGGCGTCTAATAAATATGACTCTATTTCCTTTAATGACGTTATACTATTTTTTGTTTTTAATTTTTTTATATATTTATTGTATTTTCCTTCAATTTTAAGTTTATGTTCATATTCTACAACACATTTATGACATTTTTTATGTAATTTATAATTACTTTTATCTAAATGATGTCTTATTATATTATTACATTTAGGACAGCATAAAGGTATAAATATTTCTTTTTTTATTTTATCTAATTTAGAAATAGTTTGTTTTATACCATTTTTAATTGTCCAAGTTTTTTTATTTTCAGTCCAAATATCACCCTCTTTATATTTCTTTATAATTTTTTTATAACCTATTTGGGTTTCAGATGAAGCACCTGTATTACCTCTAATAAGGTTTCTTGCTCTTTTTACATCTTTTTTTTTAAATTCTTTTTTTAACATAACTTATATTTAATCAGGTTTACGTATTGTAAAATATTTTTCTTTTTCTTTACTTGGGTCTGTAGACGCCATTTTGTTTTTATTTTTTGTTCTTTTATTAAATATTTTTTTAATAATATCTTGATTTTCTTCTCCTTTTTCTATAATTTCTATAGCTTTTGTATAAAATTCATCTGTAGTTATAGGAGGTAATTCACGCCCTCTGTTATTTTCATATCTTGCTCTAAGTCTAAATCTATTTTTAACTCTACGTATATTACCCTCTATAATATCTTCTACTTCTAATTTTGAAAAATCTGAGAAATTTGGTTTACTTTTTAAGTATTTTAAAAGCTTTTTTTCAACTAGATTAATAAATTCTTTTGGGGGTTCAAAATTATCTTTAGTAAATTGAAACTCTTTAGCTATATCTGATGATATTTTTGCTATTTCATCTAACCCTGTTGTTCTTCCTGCTTTTCTTTCTCTATCTATCCATGATGCTTTAGCTTGTATAGAATCTTCTTTATCTTTATTAAATGTTTTATCTTTTATTTGTACTTGATCATACCAAACAGCGTTTGGATCAAAAAATACTCTAATATTACCAAATCTATTTTTTGTTTCTGATTTCCAATCTTCTAAATCCCTTTCATTACGAACTAATCTTGAACTATCATTAGGATAAGGAAATGATACTTCTCCTTTAGGAAAAAATTGTCTTACTATATCAATAGTTAATTCATCTAAGGTATATCCTTGTTCTAAATTTTCTTTAATTAATTTTCTAATAAATTTTCTTAATTTTTGTTCATCTATAGTTCCTGATGTTGGTCCTCTTGAACTATAAAAATCAGTTTGAGCTCTTGCTTCTGCGTCTAATCCACTTCTTAAAGCATCTATCATTTTATTTGCTGTACCTGCATCCATAGGAATGGTTCCATAATCTGTATTTACATTCATAAATCCTGCGTAACTTGAATCTCCCATTGGTCCTAATTCAGGTACTACTTTTTTAAGCATATCATATCCTCTTTCATATCCAAAGGCATGGACAAAATGTATTGCTCCTTTTTCTAATTTAAATCTTATAAATTGACTAGATCTTTCTGCTCTCATATCACCTAAATCTGGATAAACGTCAATGTGGCCTCTATTATCGTCAAAATCATATTTATCTGTAGTAGGGTTTCCTAATTTATCTTTAAGCCATACTTCATCATATGAAGGTCCTTGTTGTGTTTCTTCTTTAATTGATTCTAAAATTAAATTTCTTAATTCTGATTTTTTCATTTTTTATAAGGAAGTATTTTATTTAATTTTTCTTTTCTTTTATTACAACCACAATCTTTACCTACTACTTTTTCTACTACTTTTTTAATACCAGTTACTTCTGTTATTTTTTCTATAGTATCTCCTAGGCCTTTACTTTCTTTTTTTAAAGAATCTGGCAATAAATCTTTTAACTTTTTCATGTTATCTAAATGATGTTGCTAGTCCACCTAAAATAAATTTACCTGTTATTTTAAAAGGTACACTAGCTATATTATTGTCTCTTATTACTACACCTTCATGGTTTTCAACTGAACCCATAGGTGAATCTAATACTTTAAGTACTTCATCTCCTAATTTTTCAGTTGCAAGATATGTTACAAACCCTTCAATTGCCTTTTTTCTATCTTTTTCATCTTCAAATAAACCATCTATATTTTCTCCATTAAGTATAGCTAAATAAACTTGTTTAGATACAGCACCTACCTTTTTTCTATTTACAGTGCTACTATCTTTTTCATATCCTACGTTCATAAATATAAAATCTTCTTCGGGGATGTTATTTAAGCTATTTAACCATTGTCCTAATGTTTTTGTTTCAGATGATTCACCTGCATTTACAGTATATGTTTTAGATAAAGCGGATGTAAAATTAGGTTTTTTCTTCATTTTTGTTGGTACTGAGCCATAAACTTCATATCCTCTTTTTTTAGCTATTGGTTCTAAAGCATTTAACAAAGACTGAAGAGCATTTTTATCATATGATATTTCTGATGATATTCTTTTGGTTAACATTTTTCTTGCACCTTGTACTTCTTTACTTTCAATTTTATTTAAACCATGAATTGCTATAAAATTTGAACCGTATTCTTGTACATTAGTTTTTCCACTAACATATTCCATGTTAAATAATATATTAGGATTATCCCAAGCTCCTAATTTTTTTAAGTCATTTTCAATGTTAGGTAAAGCTGCATTAAATAAATCTAATACTTCTCCTCCTACTTTAATCATACCATGTCCATCACCAAACCTTCTTAATAAGTCATCTTTTGTAATTCCTTTAATATCTAATTCTTTTTTAGAACCTCTATCCATTACAAATTGTCTTTTACCATCTAAATTTACTAAACGAATAGAACTATTTACCCCATCTATTTTTACGGCACCTGGATTATTTTGAAGTGAATCTGCTGATTTTTCAAAAATATTCAATAAATCTCTACCATTATTAACATTTGATAAATTAAAAGGGTGTGCCATATGACCTGCTGCTCCTCCTTCTGTTATAATTTCGTTTATGATTTCTTTCCACCATTCTTTAGTAAATGTGTTTTCTTTTTTCATTCTTTGTGTTTTCTTTTTAGAAGATTCTTTACGTTTTTTAATATATTCAAAAGCTGATTTTAAACGTTTTTTCTTTTGTGGGTCTTTTGTTCTACCTAAAGCAGCTCTTACTCTTTGGTGAATTAAATTTATAACTTGGGATTGACGTTTATGGGATTTACTTTTAAATGATTTTTTATTTAAAGTATCTACGATATCCTGTCTTGTAGAAAATTTTACACTTACAGTATCTTTAGGATTTTCATCAGTATATAATCGGCGTCCTGATCCTTTTGGTTTTTTACCAGTTCCTTTTTTAGGATCAGCTTCATTTAAACTTCCATAAGTTATACATGGGTTTTGCCCACAACCACAATTCATTTTTTCATTAACATTAGTTGTAGTTTTTAGTGTTTTAGCTAAATTTAATGCTTTAAGATATTTATTATTTTTTTCACTTCTGTTTTTCATTTTTTTCAGACGTGATATTGCTTTATTTATTTTAGATAAAGGGATTTTTTCTCCATCTTTAATTTTAAGTCTTTTTCTAACAGTTCCCTTTTTTAAATTACCCTTTTTCTTACCTTTAGCAGCCATTTTTTCATAGGTATCTCCTTCATACATCTTTCTTGTAAGAGTACCTTTCAAATATTTAGGTACTTCCATATATTGATCTCCTTGTTTTCTTAAATCTTTATTTAAACGTTTTAAATTTTTAGCATGTTTTTTCTTTTCGGGTTCTGTCATCATACCCATCATCATTTCACTAACTGCTGCTGGGTCTTCTACTGTTAAGTTTATATCTGGATATTTGTCTCTTAAAGCTGATACTGCTGTTCTATTATCTTCTGAATCATCAATAAAAAAGATATTATTATATCCTTTATTTATGTGGTTTTCTATCCAAGCAGCTTTATGTATACCTTTTACATTCCCATCTACTTGCATTCCTAAAGGTACAACATAAGCGGATAATCCTAATTCGTCTTTTAAATATTTTGTTACTGGGTGGCCTATAGATCTAGCTGTTAATATAGTGGTTTTTATATTTGGGTTGCTTAATGATGATTTTAATTTATCTACAACTTTACTATTTACTATGGCATTTCCTATTTGTTTTTCAAATTCTTTAAAATCATATTTTATTTCTAAATTACCTAATCTTGCTTCTAATTCTTTACTTTCTTCAGGAAATTTAAATGAAGGGATGTCTATTACTTTTTCGTAATCCCCATTAGGACTTGTTATAGTAGTTCTTATATTAGCTTTTACATGAGTTATAGTATCATCAAAATCATAAACATGTAGTGTTTTTCCTTGTTTTTCTTCATACATTCCTCCAAAACCCATTCCTCCACCAGAATACATTCCTCCTCTTCTATATTTATATCCAGGTTCTATATTATCTTCTTTTGAATACCCTGCTTTATATTCACTACTTTTAGCAAAATCATTATGATGATCATTTGGGTCATAAAAATCTTCTTTTAAACCTGTTACTATCCCCCAAGCTTCTTCTTTATCTATATGATCTGGTAAAAATTTTTGAAATAATTCTTTATTATTATTTTTAATAAAACCCCTCATTTCAGTACCTGAAACACCACCTGCTTGAGGAGGTACTAAGATTGTTTTAAATTTAATATTTCTAGGTTCTGCGAATTTACCTATATTAGCAAAACGTTGATCAGTTTCATCTTTTGAACCTAAACCTAAATAAACAGTAGATCCCTCAGGAGCTTCCTGTTCTATATAGTCATAAACGTCTCTTACAGGTGAATTTGAAGTTGAGGCTTTTACGATAATATTATTATCATCTTGAGTATATAAGTTCCACAAGGCAAGAGACATTTTTCTTGTAATACCATCTCTTTCTTTAGAACCTACTCTAACTAATACAATATCTGCATCAGTATTTGCAACTAACCATTTAGCCATATTATAATGACCAGCATGAGGTGGTTTAAATCCTCCAGGTAAAAGTGCTATTTTTTCCATTAATTAATGTAGTTTATCATAAATATAAAACTTTATGATAAGGCCATTCTTCTTTTCATTAAAGAAGAAGTTGTAAGTTCTGTTGCTTTATGTAATAATTTTGTAAAATTTTCAAAACCTAATTCTGATGGGTCTTTATCATTCATTTCAATAATAAAAATTTCTTTTCCATAACCCATTAGTGTTTCAGCGTGGTTAAGAGTATCTTTAAGTGCATCTTTATCTAAAGCTAAATATATTTTTCTACAATTAGAAGTTATAATTTTTTTCATTAATGATGAAGATATTTTTTTACCAAATAAAGGAATTGCATTACGTTTTATAGCTATTGCATCGAATGCTCCTTCGCATAAAATCACGGGAAGATCCCAATTTATATGCATTTCAAACCCAATTATGTCCTTTGTGGTGGGAGCTAATTTATGTTTAATATACGCATTTTTATCAAATGATCTACCTACAAAATAATTTAAAAAACCTTCTTCATTATATGAAGGTATAATTACCATATTTTTATATTCTCCTACTTCATTATAACTAATATCATATTTAACTATATCTTGTTGAGTTACTCCTCTTTGATCTAAATAATGTAAAGCATGTTTAGATAAAATAGCAGATGATGAAATAATAGATTGAGTACCTTCGGGAAGTTGTATTATACTTTTAACTTCTTTTTGTTTTTGTGGTTGTTTAAAATTATATTGACTATCTATTTCTTTTAAAGTTGAATAAATAGATATAGAGGCTTTAGCTTTTTTAAGTAATTGATAAGCTCTATGACCTTTATAACCACAAACCCAACATTGAAATTTTTGTGATAATAAATTAAATGTAAGTTTTTTCTTATGATGATTACAACTAGGACAATAAAATACAGCTTCATCACCACCTCTAGCTGATTTACTTCTACCTAGTACAGATTCTAATAGTTGTTTTAAAAGATCTTCCTTCATACTATAAATGTATGAAAAACAAACAACTAAGCAAAATCTTTATCGAAAAATTTACCGAGAATATTGTCATTAAGGTAAGACCTACTTTCAAGCACACCAAGCGTGAACTGGTACTTACATTCAAGATAAGTCAATTCTTTTTTATGATAAGCAATTTCTAAGATTTCTCTTTTTAAATCTTCTTCGTTTGCTTCTTTAATAAAACTATGTGAACCATAATATTTTTTCCAATCGCTTTCTTTAAGTACTCTTTTATACACAGGTGGTCTACCTTTACCTTCCCAAAGTGCTTTTTCTTTTTTACCTAATTTTTTCTTTAAATTGTAAATTAAGGATTTTTTACCAATGTATTTTTTATTTGTAGGTAAGTGAGTTGTTTGATAAATAAAACCAAAAGCATTTTTAGGGAGATCAGATATCTCATTTATTTCTTTATTTTTATATAACCATTTCATAATTTATTAAGGATATGTTGGTGAATGTTTTGAACTAGATAATACAGCTGCTTGTAAATATTCAAATCTCATTTTGGGGTCTATACCTGGTCCTCCTTTTACAATAATAGCAGGTCTAAGAGCTCTTCCTGTAGGTATTCCTTTTGTTTGAGTGTGAATTAATGTCATTTCATTAAGGTTAATAGCATCTAGATCAGAATTAAGGTAATCAAAATTAGCAGCAGAACAAGAACTATGATAATATTTTATATTTTTTCCATTCCATAATATACCTACTTGATGAACTTCGTTATCTTGTGTATAATTAACGGATGATGATAATTGTACAGCACTGTTATAATCATTATTATAAAAAGCAGCATATACATTATCATCATTATATGTTGGTTTAGAAAATCCTATTTTATTTTGGCTAGTATTTCCTACACTTTTATGCCATTCTGCTGTTTGAGCATCTCCAGCATATAGTCCTACAAAAAATTCTGTTCCATCATGATCTGCTGATTTAAATCTACTTCTTACCCACCATTGACTGTTTGGATTACATGCAAATTGTTGTTGTACATTTGATAATGTTGATTCTCCTGCTGATGAAAGGGTATTTTGTGCACCAGTTTGGATTGATGTATTTAATGCAAAACACCCAAATATAAATTGACTATCATTAAAAACAGGACTTAATAACGATCCTGTTCCACATTCCCACATTGTAGATATAGATGAACCCCCAGGAGTACCAGCATAATTTTGAACATCATTAATAGTTGATGTTAATACTGCTGTATTTCCTATAGGTACTCTATTTTGATGCATTGCAGTATATCTATCAAAAGATAATACTTTAATGTGAGGATTAAAATTAGGTACAAAAGGAGGTGTTGTTTTTGACCACTCAGTAGAACCAAAACATAAGGATCCCTCAGTC